GTTCCGTATTTGATGATTTGGCAAGGGGCGAAATGGGCTTAAGGCGTTTGACTCCGGCCAACACGAAGGATTCCATAACGTCGGGCCGGATGCATATCAAGATGAGGCTGAAAAACTCTCTGATATGCGGACAGCCCTATAACAATTTTAGCAAGACGGAAGATCCCCGATACGGTTTTTATTTGCCGACGCTTTGGTTTTTAGACAACTGCAAACACCATATTGAGCATTTTATGAATTTTAGGAAAATAGATTTCAAGCAAGAACAAGTGAAGGCCGTTAAGAACGTGAAGCGCGAGAGCGATAAGTATTCAGATTTTTGCCGGAACCTTGAATTTCTTGGGATTGAGGCCCCGGTATGGTACGACATGGACTCTATCAACGACAACTATTGGGAAGAAAGGCGGCCATTCCAGGGCCAGAGGGTGGTAGCATGAATATCTATGACGCCACAAGAAGGGCGATAAAGGAAAATCTTTGGATAAGAAAGAGAGGCAGAACGGAGGATTTCACGCTACACGTCGCAGCCGGTTCTGTTTATCGTAAAGACGATGGCGACGAGGTATCACTGGACGCCAGGGATTGCATCGGGAATGATTGGTACTTAGTTAATGAAGATGCTGACGAGGTAGCATGACGGAAGCCGATAAGAAGGAAATCATCGACCTGATCCGGATGTTGACCGGCTGCGCAAGGAAGTTGCAGGAGTATTTGAAGAAAGGAGAAAATCAGGCAAATGGCAAAAAATAAGCAGGAAAATATCCCAGGATTTAGATCAGTGGGTACGTGTCTTTTCTGTCATTACGCCGGATGGAGAAAAACTCCAACATCTGACGGTGAGTTTTTGTATTGCTGCAAGCACAAGGTGAATATCTCTAAGATTACAGGAGATGAAGAAGCAAATCACGTTTGCGATAATTTTAAGGAAATTATGTAAGTGAAGAGACCGGGTAAATAGCCCCAAGAATCAGGGTATCGTTACAATTAAAGGAAAGCAATGAAGGCAGCAAAAAATATGCGTAATTTTAAAAAGTTATTATTTGCAACTTGCATCGCTTTTGCCTGGGGCGGGTTGCCGCTTTCATTTTTCCTATACCACGAATGCAATACCATAATCGGCTTCGTATGTTACGGAATTTTTACATTATTTATGTGGTGTGCAGAACTTTATGAATCTTATAAAGATTACGGAGAGGCGTTTTATTTATTTAAAAGATAAACAATAGCAAAACTGCATATAGCTTAGACCCTAAAGGAAGAGAAAGGCAGGGGTAGTAAATGAATATTTATACAGCTGGAGAAGATATTCAATGTGGTTCACTCGTATATGTCGGTAAAAGAGACGGTTTCTTGTATCTTTATAACGCAGATGGGGCTGATAAATGTTCCACATGCAGATACGCCAGTAAGAGAATTTCCTTTAATGAATATTATTGTCAAAGACATGCACCGGTACAATTTACTATAATGAACTCTAATACTGATACTGCTAAGTTTCCGGTTGTGAAAGGTGATTGCCTTTGTGGTGATTATGTAAGACGTGGTGATTAATAAGTAATAAATTCAGCTTAAACCGCAAGGTCAGAAGCCGCTTATCCGAAAGGAAGGCGGCTTTTTTATTTTAACAACGGGTCTATGAAATGGACGAAATTGAAGACGTTAAATCTGATTGGAAAGTGAAGCCGGAGATCCAGAAGTCTCTTTTAGGGCATCTATCCGAAGAGATCCAGGTTGCTCGTAAAAATAACGAGAAGACCGACGAGGATTTTGATGTCTTCTACAATATGGTTCACTGTATCCGGAACCGGAAGCCGAACGAGTGGGAAACCGACATCGCCCTTTCTGATTATACGTCCAGGCTCCTGACGCAGATCGGGAACTTCGCGGCACAATACTTTTCGTCAACCGATTACGTTGAGGCCGACATCGACTCTGAAGACGCCAAAGACGTTATGGAGGCGAAGGCGGCAAAGCGGCTCCTGAACATCCTGTTGAAAGACCCGGACGCCTATTACTTCCATAAGGTCATCCGGCTTATCAACTTCGTATTCAATACCGGGTACGGGATCATCAAAGGCGGATACCGGCAGCGGGTCAACAACGTATTTTCCCACATCGAGTACAAATCAGAGGTCGTCACAGATCCCATGACGGGCGCAATACTGGCCGATGACGGGATGCCGTTTGCCGATCCCATGATGCAGCGACCGGCCTATAACCAGATCGAAGACCCCATTTACATCGACAAACCGGAAATAGACAAGCCAATCTTCGACGTTTACCCGAACAAGTGTGTCCTGATGTCGCCGGAGTATTGCTATTCCCTGAATGACAAGGAATTTATCATCTTCACGACCGAGCGGACCCTGTCACAACTGAAAGACGAACAGGAAGAAATGGGGTATTTCAACCTCGAATTTCTCGAAAAGATCGTACCGGAAGGGAAGCGGGGAGAAGACACCTATAACCATGACGGGGAAATCGAACCGCAGCCGCAACCCCCTGAAAAGACCTATATCCTCTATGAGCGTTGGGGAACCTATCCGTGCAAACAAGGCAAGGACGGCGAGTACGTTCCGGCCATTGACGAACAAGGCCGGTTTGAAGACGATTGCGAGCTTCATGAATGCATCATCCATACCGTATCTGAACCGGCCTGTGACGCTCCGGAATACATTATCGGATTCAGGAAGTCTAAACATTCACGCCGCCCGATGGTCAGATTCCTCTGCTACGTCGATATGGTAGACGACAATGGATTCGGCGACGGGGCGGTTAACCGGGAAACCCAGATCGCCATTGACGACAATTACAACCTCATGGCGAAGCGGATTGAGCTGGCGACCAAACCGGCATTTAAAGGGAAGAAATTCGCCGGCATCCCTGAAAAAATCAGGATTGACCCGAATCACGTCAATTTCCTTGAAAACATACAAGACATTGAACAGTGGGTCATTGACGGCAATATCCAGCCGGGCATTTTCAATCACAACCTTCTTTCCTCGCACATGGACTTTTCGATGGCGACGTCGCCTCAGACAATGGGGATGGAAGCGAACCGGGGGGAAACGGCAACCGTAGCGTCCATACAGAATCAGAGGGCGTCAATCAGGATCGGGATGAAGTCCATGAACCTTGAGTTCATCGGCTTCTCGGAGTTCTACCGGATGCTCCTGACGCTATGCAATGACTTCATGCTGCCAGAAACGCTGGAAGAGCTTATCGGTAAAGACTTGGCGATGGCCTATAATCCGCAGCGGAAAGACAAGTTTAAACCAGTATCACAAGCCCTGGAAACGGAAGAGTCCAAGCAGTTCAAGATAAAGACGCTCTCCGGCCTCATTAACCAGATAGCGCCGATCCAAAACCCCAAAACCGCCATGACCATAAATATGATGCTTGGCGAAATATTTGAAACATTGGGCAAAAACTTTAAGCATATTAAGAAGTTCCTGCTTGACGACGATCCGCGCAACATTGCGCTTTATCAGGCATATACCGGCTCAAAGGGCGCGGGAACGCCAATGATGGGACAAAACCCGATGGCCCCGGCGTCAAACCAGAACGGAATGCCGCAACGCGGACCAGAACAGGCGGCAAGGGCAAACGCGCCACAACAGTAAAGGATGATGTAAATGCCAGAATTACCAAAAGAATTAAGGTGGAACGTCGATTTAATCAACCGCTATGTGAACAGCGGCGGGTTCACAGCGCAGTTTGAAATCGACACAGTTCTTAAAGAGTTGAGGACCAAGCAGATTATAGAGGGAGTGCTCGACACCACAATCGGCAAGGTCATGATGAGTTCTATCGTTGACGGCATTGCGAAAGACATGGGCGCTATAATCGGCCTGTCGATAGACGGATTTGACAAGAATATGGATGAAATACGGCAAAAGTCGCTTCAGATCGGTGTATCGTGCGACTTTTTGATTAATCTCAGGACGCTCCTATCGAGGGGCGAAGAGCATGAAAAGAAAATGAACCAAATAAACGAAAAGACTGGAGGGATGTAACATGGCAGACGACGATACTTTGAACGCCCCTGTTGAAGAGGGACACGTATCAGAGCCGGAAGAGCAAGCAGCGGAACCACAGGAACAGGAAACAGAAGGGCAGACGGAACAGCAGGAGCAAGCGCCACCGCAGCCGCCTCCGCCGAAGCAGTTGACGCCTGAAGAGATCGAAGAGCGGGCATTTCAGAGGGCGGCATCGTGGCTTGGCAGGCGCGAAGCGGAGAACACGGATAAAATTCTCAGGCGAGTGGCGGAGATCGTAGAGCCGATTCGACGCACTCAACAACCGGCAGAACCGGCCATTGATGGAGGTTCCATTCTCGATAACCCGGAGGCTGTCATTGAGAGGGTTATTGACAAAGTCGCCACAAAGCGGTCGGCGGCGGAAAATTTGTACGCAAATGAGTTAGTCCGTCACGCTGTCAGGATTATGGACTCAAACACGCTGTTCAAGAAGGACCGGACATTGGGCGAAGAGGTTGCCAAGGAAGTTATTGAGAACGCCAAGAGCATCAACAAGTCATTGCCTCCAGACGTAGCCGCAGACCTTCTTATTAGTAAATCGCATCTTAACGTAGTGACCAGGCACGCGAACGCCCGCATAAACCCACTCGCCAGCAACAGGCCCCAGAAGGGGATCGGAACCGTAACGGCTCCGGTCACTCCGAAAGAGACGCCGAAGCCGATAAAGATGGACGCGGAAACGAAGCGGATAGCAGAGATGTTCGGAAACACAGACGATGAGATTAGGAAATATCTCGGATGAATGAAGTAACGCCGGAAACGGCAACGCCACAACCGTATAACAGACCGCGCAGCGCCTATACGTATCGCTGCCCGATTTGCAATTTTGAGTTGAAAAAGAAGCAAATCCCCTATTCCAGCGGTGCGGGCATTACCCGTATCGGGACGTGGGGAGAGAGGGGAACGCCCCCTGAAGAGGAATGGACAGACGAATTGTACGAGGCCACCAGCATAGCGTTCGTGGCCGCCTCCGGCTCTGAACCCGCGAAACTTACGGACAGTCAGAACCGGTTTCAGGATAAGTTACTAAAGTCTGAACAGCCGATCAGGATAGCGACGACCTCCGGAACAAATGATGGGGATTACACAATAGCCGCACGGGGCGTTTCGAGGGGTGAGATACGACTGAGTTCATCAGACAGCCTCACCGACGAAGCCGCAGCAACCGCCGGAACCGTAACGATCTCCGCGATAAAGTACCAGCAGGTATTGACGTCAGGGTGTCCAAGCTGCGGTAGCTTGAACACCAGAAAAGAATAAAATAGCTTAAATCTCAGGCCGTAACGAGATCAGAAGCCGCTTTCTCCAATAGGGGGAACGCGGCTTTTTGCGTTTACGGGCCTGAATAAAAGGAGATCACACTATGGCTTTTGAATATTTGTATGAAATCACCGGCGGGGCGGCTCCGAAGTTAAATCTTCAGGTCGGCGCGGACGTGTATGCCGGCCAACTGGTCCAGTACAGCGGCGCAGCGGGCGGGCGCATTATACCCGTTGCGGCGGCGGCGGCTGGTCCGGACACGACCGTAATAGCCGGAATCGTTTTAGGACCTGGGCGATATACGTCGCCCGGAACACGCCTTTTCAACTCAACCTACAAGGGTGACCTTATAACCTACGACACGACACAGGCGACGGTTTTGGTCAATGACCCGGTGGGCGCGGCGATTGCGGAAGTTCAGACCTTGACGCCCAATTCGCTCATCAAAGCCCCTATCTGTAAAGACACGATAGGGACGGCACCGGAAGCGAAGGCTTGTACGACCGGCTCCGCCGACGGCCTTACTTTCGTTGTGGCGACCATCGACACGACCATTGACGACTACTCGACGGCCTATTGCCGGACCGGGGCAAACCGGGGCGAATACCGAGTTGTCACCACAGGCGGAACCACTACGCAGACCTTCACTGTCGCATTCACGAACGATATCGCCGTTGGCGACACCTTCTGCATTGCCAATGTGACTGAGGGATTGGCCCATATCAGTTGGGACACGCAGTTCCAGGCGGTTGATAGTTCCTATGACCCGTCAACCAATTACTTCGTGGCGATTGTCCATGAAGTCAACCTTGAAAAAGCTGGCGAGGAATATTGCACCTTCCGGCTTGCAAGCCGCCATTTGGGCTAAGGAGGTGTAACTATGGCAGGGATTTTAACAAGTTCAAACGCGGTTAAGCTGCTGGATAAAAACATCAGCAAGTTCTTTTGGGATCAGTACAACGGACTCCCGATGATTATCGATAAAATCTATGACCGGATCAAGTCAAAACGGGCATGGGAAGAGTTTCAGGGCATGGGTTCGTTGCCCGATCCGCAACTTTTCAAAGGTTACATCCAGACGCAAAACTTCACTATGGGCTACCATACAAAGGTTGTGCCTCTGGAATATGCCGGCGGCTTCACCCTTGAAAGGCGCCTGATGGATACCGATCAGAGCGGACTTATCAAAAAACTGCCCAAGCAGTTGGCGACGGCGGCAAACAGGAAGATGAACAAAATCGCGCATGAGCCGTTCATCTATCCCGATTCGGCGGCCTTCACTTTCATGACGAGTGAGGAAGGCGTCGCGCTGTGCTCCAATTCCCATACCACAAAAACGGCGGGTGTATCTACGTCTACCGGGTTCGACAACCTCATGACGTTGGCATTCGATCAGGCAAACCTTGAATCTGTAAGGCTACAGACGCTTCAATTCAAGGACGATATCGGGGAGCAGATCACGACCGATTTCGATACCATCGTTCATGGGCCGACGCTTTCCGCTGCCGTGCAGGAAGCTATCGGATCAACGTCAAGAGAAGGGTCCGACAACAGCGGAATCAAGAATGTTCAAAAAGATCGGCGCTGGAAGACGCTGGAACTACCGATGCTGGACAACTACAGCACTACCG